CGGTCGGGGATTCATTCAGTTAACAGGTCGTGCCAACTATGCACGTTACCAGAAACTTGCTAATGAAGCAGGGCTAAACATTGACATCCTTAATAATCCAGATTCACTTGATTCTGATATCAATGTTTCTGCTATGGTAGCTGCTCTTTACATTAAAGACCGTGTGGCAAAAGGTGTTAAGCCTACAGACCACCCTGGATATTTTCTTGCAGCAAAGAAAGCTGTTGGTGTTAACTCACCAGATATTACTGCAAAGAAAACATCTTACTACGAATATTTCTACGGTGCTGCTGCAGGTAACGCTGTAGATAAAGATGCTGGTGCACCACTTGCTGCTCCACCTGCTGATTTTAACGGAGTCCCTGGACCTTCTGTTGAGTCAATTAAACGTGGCACCGACAACACAGGTTTCCGTGACCCAAACAACAAGTATCCATTGAAAGAATACCTGAATGAGCCAGACACTAACCGTCTCGCTCGTGGTATCATTGATGGGACTATCGTTGAGAAGAAAGACGCTAACATTGTTAAAGGTGTGCCAAAAGCACTTGGTAGTGGTACATGGGACCAACCAATTCCTTCTTTTGGTGCTCAGTATCCATACAACAAAGTTTTTGAAACTGAATCTGGACACATTCAAGAGTTTGATGATACTCCAGGTCAGGAACGTATTCATACCTACCACAGAGCAGGTACTTATCAAGAGATTGACCCGAACGGTTCTGTGATTAACTACATCGTTGGTGACAAGTTCACGCTGATGGAACGTAACGGATGTATCCACGTTGGTGGTGAATGTAACATCACAGTTGACGGCAATCTAAACGTATTTGCTCGCACAGACGCTAACATCGAAGTTGCTCAGAACGCAACCATTCGTGTTGGTAATAATCTAGATGTTGGTGTTGCCAACGATATGTACTTCGCTGCTGGTGGAGATGTTCTCGTTAAAGCAGGTGGTACATTTAAAGTTCAAGCCAACGATGTGTCCGTGCTTGCCGACGCTGACTTAACAATGCAAGGTACTGCATCAACAAGTATCAAGGGTGATACAGTGAATGTAGAATCTGCAGGTTCAATGGATCTTCTTGCTGGCGGCACGTTGTCTGCTGACTACGCTGAAGGTCAATTCGGTAATGGTGCTGCAGGTGCGACTGATGTTTCTCCAGTTGAGTTGACTGCGCCTGATGTTGGCGATCCACTCAATGCCGTTGTTCCATACCTAATCCCACCAGAACGTAAGACTGAAGAATTGGCTGCGAACGAAACCCCAGAAGATTTTGATACACCAGAAGGTCGTGCTGCATCAAACGCACAATCACAATCTGGAATTCCAGGTGCTCCTGCACCAGTAGCTTCTGAAGAAGCTGGCACACCTTCTGGTGGTTCTGGTAAGCAGATTCCAGTTGATTGTAAGATCATCTACGGTACTAAGAACTTCACTAATGACTACACTATCTCCAAAAACTTTACTCTTGGTATGTTGATGGATGGTGGTGTTACTGGCAAACATAAGTTGGTCGACCAGATGCTAAAAGATGGACCAAACTCTCCAGAACGTGTTTACACTGTTCAAGAGATCGTATGTAACCTAGCGATGTCGGCACAGAACGTGCTCGAACCATACCTCGAAGCACTTCCAGGTGGTATTGGTGGATATAACAAACAGTGGAAAATCTCTTCTGGATATCGTCTAAAGGGTGTTGTTCCTACTGAATCTCCATTCTCTGATCACTGCAAGGGTCACTGTTTCGATATCGCTCTGATGTTACCAGACCGTAACAATAAGACATACGCACTTGTCCAACAACTGGAAAAGTTAATTACGTATGACCAACTAATCTTGGAATATCGTGCTCCAGAATCAGTTTGGATTCACACTGGATATAAACCACAAGGTAATCGTAAGATGGCGTTCACTATGGTAAACGACTCTGTCTATAAACGAGACGCTAAGGGTGTGCCATCTGGATTCGTTCTATTAGATACAATCCCACCGAAAGCTAAGAAGGTATGACAGCCGTAACGTATCAAGGTGCCATGAGTAAAGGGCAGGATGGTTTTCCCCCTTCTGCTCTTACTGTTATGCAGTGCACTAAAAGTTACGTTGGTGGTAAAATCGTTGGTGTAGTTGGAGATCAATTCGCTGATCATGGTCCAGCGCCACAACACGTAGGCGTTAAACGAAAGATCTCTAGTGGATCTAGTAAGACATATTTTGAAGGACATCTGGCTGCAAGAGTCGATGATTTAATTGCCGATGGAGATGCAATTTCCGACGGAGATGCAAAGACTTTCATAGAATAACCTAAATAAAGAATATGGCAAGAAATACAAGAATCTTCTCCGACTTGGACTTCAACTTCACTCCTCATCCAGTGACTGGTGATGTTGCACGCCGATTCGACGAAAACGCTATCAAGACAAGCCTAAAGAACTTGATTCTTACATCCAACTATGAGCGACCATTCCACAGTGAGATTGGTAGCCCTATTAAAAGATTGTTATTCGAGCCAGTTACACCTATGCTCGAAGTTATGCTCCGCAGAGCAATCATCGATACCATCGACAACTTCGAACCTCGTGTTCAAGTGCTGGATGTAATCGTAGTGGTCTCTGAAGATGAATATGATGTTAGTGCGACGATAGAGTTTCAAATTTTAAATACAAACCAACCACTGACTCTTGATTTAACGCTAGAGAGAACACGATAAATGGCTTCTAATAAGAAAATTAACGTAACAGAGTTAGACTTTGATAACATCAAGTCTAATCTAAAGAATTTCCTAAAGGGACAAGACCAGTTTCAGGACTACGACTTCGAAGGTTCTGCTATGTCTGTCCTATTGGATGTTCTAGCATATAACACTCACTACAATGCCTTGTATAACAACATGGCCATCAATGAGATGTTCTTGGACTCAGCACGCAAACGTAACAGCATTGTTTCACTGGCTAAAATGCTAGGATACACTCCACGTTCGGCTTCGTGCGCTAAGGCTATTGTAACAGTGTCGGTTTCTGGTGGAACTAATTCTCCAGCAACAGTAACTTTACCAGCATACTCTGAGTTCACTACAAACGTAGACGGAACACAATATACTTTCTATAACACAGGTTCTGTTACTGCTGCACGTTCTAACAATGCTTATACATTCACTGATTTAGAAATCACTGAAGGGCGTCCACTGAGTTTTAAATATGTATCATCAGCAGGTTCTCGCTACATCATTCCAAACAGTAATGTTGATATCACTACACTAAAGGTTCGCATCCAAGAGAATTCAACTTCTTCTATGTACGAGACTTGGTCTAACACAGAAACAATCGTTAATGCTACTTCTGTTTCTAAGGCGTACTGGGTTAAAGAGATCGACGACGGACTATATGAAATCACATTTGGTGATGGCAATATCGGTCGTGCTCTAGATGTAGGTAACGTTATCCACTTGGACTATTTCGTTTCTAGTTTAGACGCTGCCAACGGTGCTCGTTCATTCTCATATAACGGTGGTACTATCCTAGCTGGTGCACAGGTATCTGTGACAACTACTGGTATCGCAACAAACGGATCTGATAAAGAAGCGAACGACAGCATCCGTTTCAATGCTCCAAAATTCTACGCTGCACAGAACCGTGCAGTTACACCAGATGACTACAAGGCTCTAATCTACGCTAACGTACCAGAAGCTAAATCAGTTTCTGTATGGGGTGGCGAGGACAACAATCCTCCAGTTTATGGTAAGACATTCATCTGTATCAAACCAAAGGATGCAACTAAGCTGACATCTGTTCAGAAAGCTGCTATTACTTCTTCTATTCTAAGCAACCGAAACGTTGTATCTGTTATTCCTGAGATCGTTGATCCAGAATACATTAACATTGCTCTTAACATCGCTGTTTATTACAACGAACAAGATACAACTCGTACGGCTGCTGAGATCGCTACATTAGTTCGTCAGACAGTTATTTCTTATAACGACTCTGACCTACAGACGTTTGATGGTGTATTCCGTTTCTCTAAGTTGAGCAAACTTATCGATGAGACAGATCCAGCTATCGTTAATAACATTACAACAGTACTTCTTCGTCGTAAGATGACACCACGTTATAACGTGTCTGCTCAGTATCTGTTAAATATGATTAACCCGATCTATTACTCTGGCGTTGCTGAAGAGTCTTTCTCTAGCACGGGCTTTTATATTGCTGGTTCAGACCAAGTCCACTATTTGGACGATGACGGTGTTCGTTATGTTCGTCTATTCCGTCTTGGAACTAACGCTACTAAGATTATCGTTAATGACCAGATCGGTACGATTGACTACACCAAAGGTATCATTGATATTAAGAACTTACACATCACTGCTCTGGCAGACGTTGATTTTGAACTTTCTATCGCCCCACAATCTAACGACGTAGTTTCTGCTCTTACTCAAGTCGCAGAAATTGCAACAGACCACTTGAAGATTACCGCTATTGCTGATAAGACAGCGTCTGGTGACCTGCGTGGTGGATACAACTATCAGTTCACATCTAGTCGATCATAATGCTTACCAAGCCAAAGTTATCATCTCTGGTAGCGTCACAGCTACCAGAATTCGTAAGATCAGATTATCCTGCGTTTGTATCATTCCTACAAGCGTATTATGACTATCTTGGGACAACTCAACAGGACTTAGAAGATCTTCGAGATCTGGATAAGACCTTAGATTCGTTCATCCGATATTTTAAAGATGAGTTGGCTTCCAAGCTACCATATACAGCAGTAGAACCTCGTTTCTTGATGGAACACATCAAGGAACACTATGGCGCTAAAGGTTCTGAAGCATCATTCAAATTACTATTCCGAATCTTATTTTCCAAGGATGTGACTGTTGAATATCCAGCCAAGCAGATGCTGCGTGCGTCTGATGGTAAGTGGAACCAAGACGTTTCTGTCTTCATTAAGATTCTTACTGGTCACCCAAATGACCCTATCGGTAAGCTAGTCGACGTTGTTACACCAAACAAGATTATTCGTGTTCTAGTTGACCGCCGTCAATACGTTGAGGTCGAAGTTGACCGTGTAGTTAAGATCGCAGAGAACGTATACGAATACTACATCGACCGTCGATTCTTCGGTAACATCTCAGTTGGAGATAGACTTCGTTACCGTGATGATGTCGCTGGCATCTACTTCACTGGTGAAATTCTAGCCACAACATCTCAACTTGAGATCCAAAAACCTGGTTCTGGTTTCCGTGTAGGTGACTTATACAACATTAAAAACTTCGATGGATACGGCTCCATTATGAAGATCGCACGTGTTGATTCCAATGGTGGTATCGCACAAGCTCAATTTATTAAGTATGGTGTTGGTTATACAACTGACTTTACTACTACAATTTCTGCCAAGTCTGGACAAGATGTTTCTGGTACAGCTGGTACAGTTATTCAACGTATCGATAGCCCTCAAGTCGGTGGTGGGACATTATCCACTCTAAGTATTAGCGAGCGTCTAGATGGTTTCGCTGAGTCTGGCACTATCAACACAGCAGACTATAACATGGCTGGTGTTGGAGAAACTGGCGGTCCAGCACTAGACGGCACATTCGCTGGTTTAGTTCTTCGTGAATTCGGTATCTCTAGCGTAGACTCTACTGTTACAGACAACGATCCAGCAATTATCAAGTGTTCTCTTGGACCATTGGCCAAGTATCCAGGATACTACGTTAATAACGACGGTTTCTTGGATGATGCTATCTACATTCAAGATAGTCGTTACTACCAAGCGTACTCTTACGTTATCAAGATCGATGAGGCTCTTGACTCTTACAAGACTGCAGTTAAGAACCTGATTCACCCTGCTGGTATGGCCATCTTCGGTGAGTATGATATTCGTAACGAATTTGATATCAGCACAACACTTGAGTCTCTAGTTAAGATCTTGGCAGTTACAGTTCAAGACGAAACCACTATTGAGGCTCTAACTGAGATTAAAGACTTCGGTAAGTATTTCGATGATCAAACATCTAACTATGATGGTTCAGTTGAAGGACAATATGTAACAATGCAAGAACTCGGTTTGACTCTGGATGGATCCAGAACAATGCCGTACTTGACATTGTCTAAGCCTATCGATGGAACTAACCTAAATTATGATGGCGATATTGAGCCTCAACAAATCTCTCTAGCTGATGGTGGAGACATCACTGATTCGACAAGAACAATGCCGTTCTTCGATACAGTTAAGACTCTATCTGTTAATCACTACATTAACGACGGTACAACAGTAGACAACGAATCTGTCTACATGTTGGATGAGACTGGTTCTGGTAGTTCTAGAACAGACCCTTACTTTGACCAGACAAAACTTCTAGATTCTACACATTTAAACTACGATTTAGCCTATGACAATGAAACAACCACTATGGTTGAACAGGCTATCGGATATGCTGGTGGTGGAACTAGAATCGGCGCTGATATTTTTGACTTTGCCAAGTCATTATCAGGTGGACACTATCTAAATGATGGATCCACACAAGATGCTGAGCAAGTTGTTCTGTCAGACACTGATGCCACAAGCGACAGCGACCTAAATAGAACGACACCAGCATTTGTTTACACAACCACTATCGACCCATCATACTATAGTGGAAACGATGATGCTGCAGCCACAGATTCAGGTGGTCTTATCGATATTAACCCGTATGGAGAAGCTGGTTTCTTCTTGAATGATGGTGGTTTATACGTTGGTAACGCTGTCGAATTTACTGGTTAACCCAATTACTCATAGGAGAATTTTATGGAATTTAAACAAAACGAAGACTTACAAGCAACTGGACAAGTTCTTATCCAACTTTTGGATGCTGCTGGTAACGTCAAAGAAGAACACAAGGTTAAGAACCTAGTTGTTTCTGCAGGTAAGACTTATATCGCTGCACGTATGCAAGGCTCTGCTATCCCAACAGTTATGGGTTTCATGGCTATTGGTACTGGTACTGCAACTCCAGCTGTAGCTAACACTACTCTTGGTGTTGAAGCTGGTCGTGTTGCTCTGGCTTCTTTCTCATCTTCATCTAACCAAGTTACTGCTACTGCTACTTTCCCAGCAGGTACAGGTACTGGTGCTATTACTGAAGCAGGTATTTTTAACGCCAACTCTGGCGGTACTATGCTATGCCGTACAACTTTCCCAGTTGTTAACAAGGCAGCTGGCGACTCTATCGCTATTACTTGGGTTGTTACAGTAAGCTAATCTTTTAGGTAAATTCAATGAGCTCATCTTCTTTACTGAAGTCTCCGCTACATAACTCTATTGCAGAGGCATTGTTCGATGAGATTCAGAACCGAAATGCCCGTTACTACTATTTCTTAGGAAGAACTGTTAACTGGGTGGACGATACAACTCCTCCATACCCAATTGACAGTTTTGATTATGAGTTACAAACACGTAACGAAATGATCACTCTTAAGGAAATCAAGAGTACTGACGTAGCATTCGTCATCCCACGTGTAGACTGGGTTACTGGTCAAATCTGGGATATGTACGACGATCAGTATAGCGATGAAGTTCAAGGTATTAACCTAATTTCAGGTGGTTATGGATACTCAGATCCACCTTCTGTGACTATTACTGGTGGTGGTGGTACTGGAGCAGTTGCTGTTCCAACTTTAGTTGACGGTGTTGTAGTTTCTATTGATATGGTTTCTCGTGGTAGAGGCTACACTTCTGTCCCAACAGTTTCTATTACTGGCGGTGGTGGTGAGGGTGCATCGGCAGAAGCATCAATGGCAATCGCTTATTCTGGTGCACAACGACTAGAAGACATCAACTGTGTTGTTATGACAGACGAGTACAACGTGTACAAGTGTTTGGACAATAACAACAACGCTATTTCTACATACAAACCAATCGGTACTGTTGTAGATCCAGTTATCATGCCAGACGGTTATATGTGGAAATACTTGTACAGTATTCCTATCGCTTTGCGCAACAAATTCTTGACTGACGTTTATATGCCAGTCGTTAACTCTATCCGTTCACAGTTCTACTCTAACGGAGAGATTCTAAACGTTGTTCTAGAAAACAACGGACAAAACTACACATTCGCTTCAATTTCTGTGGCTGGTGACGGATACCGTGAATCAGATCCACTATTGTTGCAGAACGTTCAAATCTCAGCACCTGGAACTGGATACACTTCTGGTGCTACTATCACTATTGAGCCTCCATTTGCTGGTGCCAACTCTTGGACCAATGCTGTTGGTATCTTGTTGGGTCAAAAAGTAGAGTACAATAATAACTTGTACGAAGCAACAGTATCTGGTACTCTTGCTTCTCCTGCTCCTACTCATAAGTCTGGCGTTGTTGCTAACGGAACTGCTGCTCTTAAATATATTGGTACACGTGCCACAGGTACTGTAACAGTCACTGATGGTGCAGTTACAGGTGTTGTGTTGAAAGGTTCTGTTCTAGAAGTGAACATGACTAGTCCAGGTTTCGGATACTCATCTGCGCCTGATATTACATTGTCTGGTGGCGGCGGTTCTGGTTTTGTCGGTGCTGCCGTGATGAATGCTACTGGTGTTCAGAAAGTTTACATCTCCAACTCTGGTGATAGCTATA